CCACTCAAAAGCAGATCCGCCGCCTCGTTTGGATTCATCATAGAAAACGCATCTTTGCTCAGTGTTGTGTAGGGAATCTGGATATCCATTGTATCTGTCAGTCCTATAACGGGGATTTCCAGATTTCCTCCTGTCCCGGCTCCCTCGATGGTGTCTGTCAGGTTTGTTACCTCCGGAAGTTCTACCTCGCCGGAGGTTCCGATTAGCTTTGTTCCGTTTCGATATAAATTAAATCGGTTAATTACCTGCGGTATTTTCATTCTCTTACTCCTCTCTGCCCACAATAGACGCCTGTAACGCCGTCATATCAAACTCTTCTGACGCCAGAATGTATTCCAGTGGCGTATACGGGGCCAGATAAATTTTCACTTTCACATGGCCGTTTAACAGGCTCTCATTATCGTTTTCACTCTCGTCGTATTCCATCCGAAGGCCGGCACACATCCCCTGGCTAACCAGGCTGTTTCCCCAGATATTAAAGCTGTTCACAATATCATCAATGGTCCTGCGATTCATAGAAGCATCCAGTCGGCTCTGATACTGGCGGATAAAATAATTTGCCGCAAAGCTGAACATTCTCCGGCAGGCGATTCGGTAATCCTTCGGATCTGTATTTTCCGGATAACATCCGGTATTATTTCCCCAGCTTCTCCAACCGCCGTCATTGATAGCCGTCACAACGCCATCTCCATTCAGATAGGCCGCTTGTGTTTGGTCCAGTGTAATCTCCGTTCCATCCGCTAATACTGCCCCTTCAACATTCAAAAGGCGATTGGACGGATACAAATAAGGGACATCTCCATTCGTCGCCGTGTAATAGCTGGCCATCGCTCCATAGGCCGCAGAAAATGCCATGTGTTTCCCA